ACACTGGTGCTAATATGTTTATGGCTATAATGTTATTGCCATGGGTACATCATATAGCAAGATTTTTAGGTAAGTTTTAGGAGGTAAGATGCATTGGTTAGAAAAAATATTACAAAGATGGTTCAAGCCACAACCAACTGTACAATATTTGTCAGGAAAAGGCAAACTATTATAAATAACTCGATGAACAAGTAACGCTCAATTTTTTTTGGGCAAATTTTTTTTAGGTAAAAAAAGGAAAAGCAATGACGCAACTAATAGACCCAAGCAAATTCACTTCCACAGTTGGCCTTTTAAGGTCATTTTTTTTGGAAAAAGGATTTCTTGAAGTTCACACACAAAACAGATTGAGCATACTAGCCGCATGTGAAGATCCATTCAATGTAGCAACATACAATTACGCAGGCCAAGTGTGGCCCTTACCACAAACCGGCCAGATGTGGTTGGAACATGAATTACTTACTCAGCCCTCAGCAAAGGGCTTTTTTTGTGTGTCCACTTCCTACAGACAAGAACCAAATGCTATACCAGGTAGACACGATATAATATTTCCAATGTTTGAATTTGAAATGCCAGGCAACGTAGATGATTTAAAAGCCATGGAGTATGAACTATGTGAATACCTAGGCTTTGGTAACATTACAGAAAAGACCTATGCTGAATGGCAACAACACTTTGGACTAAGTGCTGATACAGAAATGGAAGCAGAACACGAACTAAAAATGGAAGAAGAGTTTGGTCAAACACTTATTACAAACTTCCCTGAACTAACATCACCTTTCTGGAACATGGCTAGAAACAATGACGGAAATACTGCAAAGAAGATGGACGTTATACTAGGCGGTATGGAAACCATTGGATCAGCAGAACGCTCATGCGATGTTGATATGATGCGTGATACATTCCATTCAATCACAGACGGTGCTTACTCAAAACTACTGTTCGAACTGTTCGGCAAAGAAAGAGTAGAAGCGGAACTAGAAAAGTTCTTAGAGTTTGACTTCTTTCAAAGAGTAGGCGGAGGCATAGGTGTAACACGTATGATTCCTGCACTAGAAAAGATCAACAAGGTTTAAAGAATACTCTGGGATGGTGAAATTGGTAAACACGTACGGCTGTTAACCGTATGGTTGAATGTACTGCAATATATTTAACCTTGGAGGTTCGAATCCTTCTCCCAGAGCCAATTTTTAAGTTGCGTAGATCTCCAATACTGTATCAATTATAGGATGTCTTTGTATATCTCTGTTGTTCATATAACATACACTTAATCCATCGCGATGTGTTTCTAAACGTTTGCATAAGTCAATCAGTCCATTGTTGTGTACGGTTCTATCTGTTTGTTCAACATCGCCGGTAATAACTATTTTGCTATTCTCACCTATGCGTGTCATCAGCATTTTCATTTGACTAGGTGTAGCATTTTGCATTTCATCTGCTATAATCCAGGCATCCTTGAATGTACGTCCTCGCATGAAAGCCAGTGGTGATATCTCAATGGTTTGCTCGTCAAGCATGCGTGCTATTTCTTTTTTAGTGTAGAATTCTCGCAGTACGTCAAACAAAGGTCTTGTCCACGGCTCCATTTTACTGTTCAAGTCCCCAGGCAGAAAGCCATGCTTTTCATCATCGACACCCACTGCTGGACGAGTTAGTACAATACGTTCACATGCACCATCTCTAAATGCTTTTATAGCCGCTAACATTGCAAGATAAGTTTTACCCGTGCCCGCAGGTCCAGTTGCCACAACAATACTCGTTTGTGCGTCTAGTAGGCTCAGTATAAGTTTTTCTTGATTGCGTGACTTCGGACGAAGTTCAATGTGTTTGCGTTTTAGTGCTTGGTTAAAATTTATTGTGTTGTCTTGTTGTAGTTGTCTTTGATATTTTGCTTTTCGTTTAGCTCGAGACATTGTATCTCCTAAAGGTTAAGGTTATTCGCTACCCACACTGTTATTTAAAACATAAAACAAATAAGATATACTATGTGAAAAATCACAATATTCTCCGCTAAATATATTAGCGGCCACAATTCAGTATTGGACTAAATACTGTTAACGTAAGAACAAAAGGCCACAGATGTCACTAAGTGATTCAGAATTTTTCAAAGACGGTTCAGACTATTGGATGGTAGCAGACAATATCAAAGGCATCTACATGAGTGATGGTAGTATGCGTGTGTTGCTTGACTTTGAACGTGTGCTCAATGAACTTGATATATTTGCATTTAGAAATTGGGATCTAGGTGAGCTAGTTGCAGGACCAGAACAAGGTCCTTACAAAACAAGTTGTACATTTTTATGGCCTGCAAAACTCATGCCAGATCCTAGAGGGGCAATGAGATTATTACCTTTTGACTGCGAAGTCAAATGGAAGAAAACCAAAATGAAAGTTCCTGTAAAAGTAAAAAACCCAAGCGATTTTAAAGCAGGTACCAAGGTAGCAAGGCTTATTGAAAAACCAGTTTGGTTAGTCGAAATAATTATACCAAAAAGTCTAATGTCAGACATAAGAACTGGTAGCATAGAACTAGAAGATGAAACAGTCGATCTGCAAGACCTAGATGATGCATATAGTGAAGATCTTGATCAACAACAGGTTATGAACGCAGACGCACAACAAGAAATGGATACAAACATCGATGTCCAAGTTTAATTTAACAGAAGGCTTAGGCTATAAAGACCTAGCCGGCATGCTTAAGAACACAATCTATATTGATGACTTTTCATCAAAGATGGGCGATGATGATGAAATAGTTGTTGCAAGTTTTTATGTTAGAGATAGACAAGCCGCAGTAGATTTGGTCAACTGGTTTGAAAAAGGCTATGATTTTGTACTAGATGCTGATATGAGTCCAGGCGAAGTAAAACCAAACAGATATCTTGTATACATTGAACTTAAACGTAGAAACTACACTGCTGATAATTTGGCCTCTTTGCTGGATGATTTTAACACATTAACTGAATATGAAGGTGATGGATGGACCATGGGCTATAGAGGCAAAGAAATGCCTTTTACTGTGGAACAATTCAACATGTTAGTTCCTACTTCGCCAAAAACCTACCGTGAACGTGAGCAGTTTGAACTCAATGAGATGAGAACTGCAGCTGGTATTGCTCCTAAGACTATATACAATAAAGTAAAAGCAAAAGACATAAAGAACTTATTAGCAAACGCAGGAATGTAATGCTTTATAAAAAGATTGTTGCTTTTGGTGACAGTTTCACACGAGGTGATGAGCTTGCCGATTGCGATATAGTTAGAAAAAACAATCAAAGATACAGTCTTTCTACTTGGCCAGCCATACTTTCTGGTTTGCTAAAAGCTGACTACGAATGTTTTGCAACCGGAGGAAGAGGCAACCAATGGATCAGTTGGATAATAACTTCTAACGTTCTAACATACAAAGACTGTCTGTTTGTTATAAATTGGAGTTATTTTGGTCGATTTGATTTTTTAGAACAAAACGATCATTGGAATACATTAAGTCCAAATAAGAATGATAACAGTTTTTATAAAAAAATTGATAGTGATATTTGGAACCTCCTTCGAAATTTGCAACTTATCTATACTATCATATGTTTGCTAGAGCAAAACAACGTAAACTTTATAATGACGTGTCAAGATCCTACTTTGAACCAAAAGTTTCAACAATTACGACCAGACGCAAAAGTTGGTGGAAACTGGACCAGAACTTTGAATTTATTACAATCACATGTTATACACAAAATAGAATCATTCAATGAATTACCTTTTCGTGAATGGTCAATTTATAACGGTTACCCAATTGGAACAGGAGGACATCCACTTGAAAAAGCTCATATAGAAGCCGCAAAGTACATAAATACCCATGTAATGAAAGGAAAAAATAATGGACATAGATAAACTTAGAGAAGAGATTGCATATGACGAAGGCTCAGTTAATGAAATATACCTCGACCATCTCGGGTTGCCTACTTTTGGCATTGGTCATTTGGTTATTGATAGTGATCCAGAACATGGACAACCGGTTGGAACACCTGTCTCAGAAGATAGATGCAATGAAGCCTTTGACAAAGACGTCCAAACAGTCATCAATGACTGCAACATCCTATATTCTGACTTTGATGAACTCCCAGAAGAAGTCCAAAGAATAATTGCAAACATGATGTTCAACATGGGTCGTCCAAGACTTTCAAAGTTCAAAGGCATGAAACGTGGCGTTGATGCTAGAGATTGGAACAGTGCCGCAGACGAAATGGTTGATTCAAATTGGTATCGACAAGTAACCAAACGTGCGGACAGACTTGTAGCA